CACAGCGTCTTTAATTGACTCCGCGGCTTCAAATGAGGTCAAAGGGTCATTGGCCCTGACTCTTGGAAATTCGGGAAATATTTTGTCAAACATTCTTTTGTAATCCATGATCGTTCCTAAAAGGTGGGGGTACTAACTACTCGCCTACTAGCTTTCAAAAAAGTATAAAACAGCGTTCCCCCCGTTAATTAAAATGGAATGTCGTCCTCGTCTTTTGGTAAGCCTTGGTATTCGTCTTTAGGTTTTGGCGTATTGAGATATGCCCAGCCATTCCAGCCGCCATCAGGCAGTGGAATGCTATCAAGTTTTAACATTGGCCCATTTTTGGTTTCAATGACAGACCCAATGTTTTGATAACGTGATTTTTCCACACCATCTTTGTTTTTGTATTTACCAGAAACAACAGTAATTTCATAAAGTTTAGACATTTTTAATTTCCATAAGTTGAGCAATTTTTATATCAAGTTCATTTAAGAATTTGACAATTTCATCTTCCATTAGCCTGATATACATATTGTCCCGCGGGACACGTTTAACAAACAACTGAAGTTCCTCTGGCAGACGATTGTCAAAACTGACAAAATCACACCATTCACGATCTGTGCAAGCCATCTGGAATTGCATTTGCGTGTTGTATTTACCCGGCACAGTCTGAGACAACAGCGTGTCAATGTGCGTGGCAGTATTAGGGCATTTAATTTCTAGCAAACCATTATTTCCAACAAGCCCATCGGGAGAAGCGCCAGCCATAATGATTGATGGGTGAGGCACAAACCCCACTTCATCAACCAAAACATCTTTTAGCGACTCATAGGCGGCTCTTGCAAGGGGTTCTGTATCTGTGCCATGTTGCATGGCGGCATTGCTAAAACCTTCAGCTTTTTGCTTGGTAAGTCTTTCACAAACCAATTGCGCCATGTAATTGTCGCGGCTAGTGCTGTAGCCTGATTTAGTTTTAGCAAGTACATCAGCCACTCGGGAAGCCGTAACTTTACCAATTCGGGCTTCAAACCACGCATCTGAGCCTTGATCCATCATTTCAATCATAATTTTTCCTTTGCTTTATCTTTGGCCGCAATTACTTTCTTTTGCCAATCAGAATCACCATTGCAAGCCGCATAAGCGGCTTTGTAAGCGCTTTTTAATTGGTCTTGGTCTGTAGATGCCTCAATAGCGGCCAAATGATCTACAAGCGCACTTTCATTAACTGTTTGCGTAATAACTGTTTTACGACTAGCCGCATTGCCATCGTCATCCTCTGGCGCAATACCGCAAGCCGCCATAAGGCTATAACGCCTTGCGTAAGTTAAAGCACTTGCATAACCTTGCGGGTCATGCTTAACGGCTGGAAAATGCACAATGCCACATTCAAGCATTTCACCTGATTCGTGAACAAAAACAGTTTCAACCATTACGCCATCAGTGCAGTCGTAATTTTTTTGTAAAAGAAATATGCCGTTATCGTTTAGAGAGTCCACAACAGCTTCAACGCAAGATGATAAGTCTGCATATCGGCTACGAAAATGTGGGTTTGTAGATGTTTTTAAGGCTGGTCCAAAAGCTTTTTGTGCCTTAACTAATGCTGTTGCTAAATTTTTCATTTATTACTTTCGTCAAAAATTTCTGTTGTTTTGCCAAATAAAACTATTTCACATACATTGTTTAAACTATCTTTAATGTAAATATGTCTAACCAAGTATTCTGTTCCGTCTGTATGAGTGCAGACTGATTCTTTTGTAGCTGTAGCAACTACATCATGCAAAAATTGCGTTATTTTCATGCTTCGTCTTTCAAATAAGCCGTAAGGCGTTTAATTCTGTCTGCGTGATAGTCACACATACGCTTTGCATATTCCTGTGCGCTAAGGGCTACTAACAGCTTGCGATGTGCCATTTCAAGTTCATTGGCGGCCAACTCTTTGGCTGATGGCAAACGCAAATAGTTTTTAAGTAAGTTAATCATGCTTAACCTCGCCAAGCCAGCATTACGCCAATACCACCAAAAATAATGATGGCTAAAACGCACTCAATAAGTGTTTGAATAATTTTAGATTTCATTGCGGTCTCGCTGAATTTGAACAAAGTTGGCCTTGGCTTCTTGCATGATGCGTTTGTATTCAGCATCAGGAATGTCATAAGTTATGTGATTGCCTTGTTGGTCAAACACAAACACATCAAACATTTCTGCATAGTCATAGTCGTAGGGATGGTTATGTTGTGCTGGTAAATAGTCGTATCCAACCTTGACGTTTTGAACTGTGTTAACGTTGTCATAAGAAACAACATCATTAAAGTAGTATTGGAGTTTGTGATCGATCATGGTGTTTCCTTATGCGAATTCAACATGATGCATTTCGTAATAAGCCTGAGCATCTTCTGCGGTTGATGCCTCCCATTCACGGCAAATGGCAACCTCATGGCCATTGTTAAAAACAGCAATCCAAGCGGCAGGGATTGTGCAATTTAAGTTGTGGTTGAAATACTCTGATTGAAGATAAACTTTGGTGATTTTGATTTGTTTGCGCATTTTGATTTTTCCTAAATAGACCCCGAGAAGTTCAGGGCATGTGTGCATTGTATAGGGTTCTTAACAGTTATCAAGAACTTTTTATCAGTTTTTATTAGGACTTTCCCTAATACAATGAGGCCAAAGCCCCATCTGTATCAAGCCAATAAAAGTGATTCAGCTTCTGACTTCAGTCGATTGCCATTGCCAAACCAAGCATTGTTCATGCGGGTATCTACGTTATGACCGCGTTCATGGTCAATGTATTGAGTCACGGCATTTAACAAACCCCATCGTGTGCCGTAAACACCTTGCTCTGATGCACCAATCCCTGCACCATCAAAAAGTTCAAGAACCCTTTTGTAACCCCTAGACTCTTTGTACTTTTCAGTCTGAGGGTCAAAAGTGGCGGGAAATAATTGACTTGTAAAAAATCTTGCGGCCGCAAGTGAAACATCTTGTCGGGCAAGTGATCTGTATTTATCCATCATTCCCTCAAAGCCGCCAACAATAATGCCAAGGCGTTTACGCATCATGCTTGCATCAAAGTCTGTGCCATGGGTCAACATCACCCGACTTGGTGCGGATTCGGTATCAGCCGCAGAAAGGGTGTTATTGCACACAACCCGAATACTGGTGAATTGACCAATCGTGGCGGCAGAACCATCAAATGATGTGCTTAAAAGCAAATAGCCTTTAACAGCATCGTCATTTAAAACCATCGATTCTTTATTGACATTTGCCAATGCCCAAATTCGTTTACCGCCTTTAATTGCCCCTGCAACTTCGAGAGTAAAACCAGCCGATTGCACAAGAGTGTTAAAAAAGTCTAAAACATCCGCTGGTTGGTGAATTTTGTACCTATCAGACACAACACCTAAAGGAGTCATTGTGTCATTGCGAAAAATAACATTTTTGTTTTTAACTGTAAAAATATCACCAGATTGGCCATGTGGTTCAAAACGAACCGGAGTAACTTCTGCATCCCACTCAAGTCCGGCTTCTTTGCGCCAAACATCAATAGGTGCATTTTGGGTAAGCTGTTGACCCAGACCATGCCAAGGTGTGCTATTGGCGTATGCAATTTCTGCTTTGCCTGTTTGCGTGTTGTTTTCAATTAAATGTGCCATGTTTTCTCCAAATAGACCCTTATGCGAAATTGCTAGGGCATGGTCACATTGTATAGGGTTCTAAACATGAGTCAATAATTAATGTAAAACTTTTATTGGGACTTTCCCTAATATAAACTTGTGCTTTGTATAGTAAAATGCACGAATGTCTAAAGATGATGCAATTTTAAAAGCTGGTTCACAAGCCGCCCTTGCAAGGTTGCTTGGTGTGACTCGTGGGGCTGTTTCTCAATGGAAAAATATGCCTAAAGGTCGGTTGTATCAACTTATGGTTTTGAAGCCAGAATGGTTTAATCGTTTATAATTTTTTTGAAACACGGCTAGGTCTGAAGTCATGAGCAGACCAAAAAGAGTTAACCCTTCTCCTGCCGATTGTTTCTTTTTTAAGGGTGTTTTAAAAAGGTAAGACCACGTGCATTACTACACATTTAATATTGGTGATTATCGAGGTGCGACTGCACATTTATCAAACGAAGAAGACCTTGCTTACAGAAGACTTCTTGATATGTATTACGACACAGAAAAAAAAATCCCAGTAGATAGCCAATGGGTTGCCAGACGCTTGCGTTTGAATAGTAAAGTAATTGAAGTTGTGTTGGCTGATATGTTTGAAAAGCAAGAGGATGGTTGGTTTCATGCTCGTTGCCATGATGTGATTGGTCAATATCATGCAATGGCAGAAAAGAACAGGCAAAATGGTAAGTTGGGCGGTAGAAAAAAGAACCCAGTGGTTAACCCATTGGAAACCGACTTGCAACCCAGCGCCAAGGCAACTATTAACCAAGAACTATTAACCAATAACCAAATAAATACCAATATATGCTCACCTGATGGTGAACCTAAGCAAAAACTGCCTGATTGTCAACATCAAAGCGTTATTGAGTTGTATCACCAATGGTTGCCAACACTGCGAAAAGTTGAGGTTTGGAACGCAACAAGACAAGGTTATTTAAGGCAACGATGGCGTGAGGTTGCTGAAGAATTGTCGCGTGATAAGCAAATTGAGACAACTCATGTACTGCAATGGTGGAGTGAATTTTTCCAACATATTGGTAAATCTAAGTTTTTAACTGGCAAAGTAAACAATAAAGATGGCCGAGCATTTACTGCCGACTTGGAGTGGATTCTCAAGCCTAGTAATTTTGCAAAAATCGTAGAGGGAAAATATCATGGCACTAACTAATTTTAAACAGCAAAACAATCAAATTGACGATACAAATCACTCTTTATGTAGTGTTACTGGTTGTGGAAATTGTTGGTCGGTTCACATGGAAGGCCAGCGCCCGATGTGTTCAAAACATCAGTGGTCGGATGAAAAACCAGCAACTAGACGTGATATTGCGGTTGCAACATTTACGCAACCACCAGTTCAGCATTGGCAAGATGACGAGGTTTTTTGATGTATGACCACAAATCCTTGTTGGACAAAAGACGGGAAGGCCAAGAATTTAGCTTTGCTGACATTAACCGAGCATTGCGAGATGCTGGAGACCTTGAGCCAAACGGAAGCCAAAGAGTGGATAAAACGTTATCGCAAGAAACGTTTAGAGCTGGGCAAGCAGGAAGCCCAAGCATGGTGGGAAAGTGTCAAAGTGGATATAAAAAAGAAACGTGGTCAGGATGGTCACGATACCTTGATTACAAACATGAGGCAACAAAATGAGACGAGCCGCTCGTGTTGATGCAAATCAAGAGCGTATTGTTAGTGCGCTTCGTGCCGCTGGTGCGTATGTTTGGATTATTGGGCTACCTGTTGATCTTTTAGTTGGATTTCGTGGCCACACATTCTTGGTTGAAATTAAAAGCACTTCTAAAAAGCGTTTAACGGGATTGCAAGCGCATTTTTTTGAAAATTGGTCAGGTAATACATTGGCAAGAATTGACAGCCCTGAAGCCGCCCTACGCATGATTGGAGTCATTAAATGAGCAATAAACTTGTTTATGCCATTTTGGTTGTTTTACTTATTGTTCATTGGGGCTTGGTTACATATTACATTGGGTTCAAGCCATGATTTTTACTTTATACAACAGCCAGCAAGCCCACAACGTTCTAAAAGACTTGTGGCCAAAGATCAAAGAAACCTTGCAAGCTGGCAAGCAATTGCGCTTAGAAGTCAAAAAGGCAACCAGAAGCACAGACCAGAATGATATGTTTCATGCCCTAATAGACAAAGTTTATAAAGAAATGAAGATAGCTGGTTCGTCTTGGGTAGCAGACGATTGGAAGCGGCTTTTAATTGATCAATGGGCGCATGAGACAGGGCGCAAGATTGGCAAGGTAGCGCCAAGCCTAGACGGTGAACGGGTTGTGCAATTAGGGCTACAAAGCCACAAATTTACTAAAGAGGAAGGTTCTGAGTTTATTGAGTGGCTTTTGTGCTGGATGGCAGAAAAAGGAATAGAGACATGAATTTTAACCAAGGTGAATTGGTGGACAGTCTTATAGAAGATTTGCTTTACACGATCAATAAATATGATGAATTTCTTTACATGGCGACAATCATTGGCGCTTTGGAATTGGTTAAGTTACAGCTTATTTACGAAGGCACAGACAAAAAATGATGTGTCCAGTTTGCGGCATACGCAAAAACAAAGTTTTAGATACAAGAGCAAGCCCCGATTTTATTTTGAGAAGGCGGGAATGCAATAACGGCCACAAGTACCAAACCAAAGAATATGCAATATCTGAAACACCAGTATGTGAGAAGCCAGAAACTGTTAAAGCTAGTAGCGGGTTTAGCCTGTCAAGGCTGTGGCATAGATAATGGGGTTCAGGCGGCTCATAGCAATTGGGGCGGGGGTAAGGGTAAGGGCATCAAAGCTGATGACAACCTAGTGGCCGCTTTGTGCCTTAAATGCCATTACGAAATAGACCAAGGGGCGCATCTATCCAAAGATGAGCGCAAAGAAATGTGGTTAAAAGCCCACACTGCAACAATTGAGGCACTTGGAGACAGATGGCCGCCAGAAGTGCCAGTTCCTCACTTACCCTTGTGAGCCTTGTCTAAGCCTTGAGCCTCATGTTGCTTTAATTCTTTTTCCACAGCTTTAATGCGGGACATTTCAGAACGATGCTCAAAGACTTTTTCATAGTGCATAGGCTCACGGGAAGTTTTAGACTTTGCGGGTGTGATGATAAATTTTGAAGCCATGATAAATTCCTGTTAAAATGGTGGTTGACATTGTGCCATATTGGACATAAAGTCAAAACCATAAATTCTTTGCAAGGAAAATATCATGGGTAAAATGGACACAACAATGGCTAAAAGCACTACTGGCGCAACACCCCCTAAAGGTGCTGAATCGTCTGATCGTTCAGGCGAACGCATGGAAAAAATGCGCGGTGGTGTTGCTATGGGTAAAGAAGATAAAATGATGGCCGACAAACAGTTTAATACTGGTAAAACGAACGGCATTTGCTACACAAAAACTAAATCAGAGTACCGTTAAAAAGCGAAACCCAGACAGTCATGCACGACTGAATGGGCTTCTAAACATCACAAATGATAAGGATTTGAAATGTCTGGTTTGAATTGTAAGGCTTGCGTTTACTTTAACGACATAGGGCAAATGGGGCAATGCAGACGCTACCCCACTTACCAAAACCGTCACTACACAGAGTGGTGCGGTGAATTTTCTCAAAGTGTAGTTGCCATTGAGATTTTACCCGTCCCAGAGGCGGGTGCTTTTTTGCCTAAAAAACGCGGCAGACCAGCAAAGGCGGCAAAATGAACTTGCAACCACTTAAAGACAAGATTCTTGTGCGCCCTGAACAACGCATTCAAAGCACAATTTACTTTAAATCGGCAGAAGCTGAAAGCCGCGGCACAGTTATGGCGGTAGGCCCAGAAGCCCATGCCGAGGGTCTAAACATTGGTGACAAGATTGCTTTTGGTACATTCCATAAAGACTATAAAGACGAATACCTAAAGTTTGAGGAAATCAAGCACAATGATGAGCGCTTACTCAAAATGAGTTGGCAAGATGTTTGTTTTGTAATAGAGGAGTAAATTATGGCCACTAAACCCGGTTTGTATGCCAATATCCATAAAAAGCAAGAACGTATAGAACGCCAAAAGGCAGAGGGCAAACCCGTAGAGCGTATGAGAACGCCCGGCTCAAAAGGCGCACCTACAGCCTCAGATTTTAAAGAATCTGCAAAGACTGCTAAAAAATGATTGCACAAATAGCGGCTCGAATTGCTAACTTAGAAAAGCAAAAAGAGCAAATGTTGGCTAATTTTCATGCCATTTCAGGCGCTATTGCTGAAAATCAGGCATGGCTAAAACAACTGGAAAAAGATGCAAATAGTCCAACGCAAGATTGAAGATTTAATTCCGTACATTAAAAACAGCCGCACCCACTCAGAAGATCAAATTGCTCAAATAGCGGCAAGCATTAAAGAGTTTGGCTGGACTAACCCTATTTTGGTTGATGGGGAAAACGGCATTATTGCGGGTCATGGCCGTGTAATGGCGGCACGAAAACTCAAATACAGTCAAGTGCCAACCATAGAGTTGCAAGGCTTGACTAAGACACAAAAAATGGCCTACATCATTGCTGATAACAAGTTAGCGCAAAATGCTGGCTGGGATAATGCGATGCTTTCCTTAGAGTTGGAAGAACTAAGCGATACTGGTTTTGACATAGATTTGCTTGGATTTACGCCTGAAGAAATTACAGAGTTGTCATTTGGCGATGATGATGAGCAAATTGATAACAGTAAATACACCAAAAAAATAGATGCGCCAGTGTATGCGCCATCTGGTGATTGTCCTGAAATTACTGAGCTGTACGATAAAGTAAAGTACGAAGAATTAACAGCAAAAATTCACCAAAACCCTGACATTAAGCAAGAAATCAAAGACTTTTTGTTAGCGTCAGCCGCAAGACATATACGCTTTGACTTTGAGCAAATTGCAGAGTTTTATGCACACGCTAACCCAGACCTACAAGAACTTATGGAAGAAAGTGCTTTGGTCATTATTGACTTTGATAAAGCAATTTCAAATGGCTATGTTAAGTTATCGCAATCCATAAGTGATGTTTACGCAAGCGAAAAGGGCGAGGATCAAGATGCCTAAAACTTTTGCCGTGTTTATTTTGACGCATGGACGGGCAAATTCTGTTTACACCTATCAAACTTTACGCAAACAAGGTTACACAGGCAAAATTTACCTAATATGTGATAACGAAGACAAACAGCTTGATCAATACAAAGAAGTGTATGGTAAAGATTCCGTAATAGTTTTTAATAAGCAGGAAGCTATTGATTTGACTGATAGCGGTGATAACTTTAAAAAACGCAATAGCGTTGTTTATGCAAGAAATATTAGCTTTGACATTGCAAAAAGTCTTGGTTTGACGCATTTTTGGCAACTAGATGACGATTACACGCGTTTTGATTACTCAACCAACGAAGAATTGCAGTACATCACTTCTGAAAACAAAATAAGTAAGCTGGATGATATTTTGCTTGCATTGGTTACGTTTTTAGACACAACACCATTCTACTCGGTGGCATTTGCACAAGGAGGTGACTTTATTGGTGGTGAGGGTTGCGTATTACTAAGTAAAATGCGAAAAGATGAAATTTACCGAAAAGTAATGAATTCGTTTATGTTTCGTGTAGATCGGCCAGTTAAGTTTATGGGACGAATTAACGAAGATGTAAATATGTATGCCGAATGGGGTAGGCGGGGCATATTGTTTATGACCACACCTCAATTGCGCCTACAGCAAATTGTTACTCAGCAAAATGCGGGTGGGTTAACTGAAATTTACCTTGACCTTGGCACTTACACAAAGTCGTTCTATTCAGTCATGTATGCACCATCATGTGTGAAAATTTCAGAAGTAGGCACAAATGACAAGCGGATACACCATCAAGTATCATGGAAGCATACTGTGCCAAAAATACTAGATGAACAGCATCGCAAGCCAAGATTGCTTTCGCGTGTTACAAGTACAGTAAAATAAACGCTGTAAAACAACCTTTTGCGGAGGTTAAATATGAACAAAACAACTGAAAATTCCACCCAACTGCCTAAAAAAGAGGCAGATGAGCCAAAGCAGAATGGTGGGGCGCGTGCTGGATCAGGCAGAAAGCCATTTTTACCTACTGATGCAGAACGTAAGCAAGTTGAAGCAATGTCTGGTTATGGTGTGCCGTTTGAGCAAATAGCCGCATTAGTGCGCGATGGCATAGACATTGACACGCTAAGAAAATACTTTCAGCTTGAACTTATCAATGGCAAAGCAAAAGCCAATGCAAAAGTTGGTCAAGGTATTTTTCAAAAAGCAATGGCTGGTGATACAACAGCACAAATTTGGTGGAGTAAAACCCAAATGCGATGGTCTGAAACACAAAAGCATGAACTTACTGGCGCTAATGGTGTGCCTTTGCTATCTAACATTCAAGTTACATTTGTAAAGCCTAATGAGTGATGTTGAACAGGCTGTTGCAAAAGCTGAGTTCCCACTCAAGCTAGAGTGCCTTTTCAAGCCATCACGCTATAAAGTTTTATACGGTGGCCGTGGTGGGGCTAAATCGTGGGGAGTTGCTAGAGCATTACTTATTAAAAGCGCACAAACCCCATTACGAGTGCTTTGTTCGCGTGAATTTCAGACATCAATTAGGGATTCTGTACACAAATTATTGTCAGATCAAATTATGGCTTTAGGGTTGGACAGTTTTTATGAAATTACCCAAACCAGCATTAGGGGCAAAAATGGGTCGGAATTTTCATTTGTTGGCTTAAAAAACAATGTTTCTAATGTTAAATCATACGAGGGCGTAGACATTTGTTGGGTTGAGGAAGCGCAAACTGTAAGTCGTAGTTCGTGGAACATCTTGATACCAACTGTGCGTAAAGAACAATCGGAAATTTGGATAACTTTTAACCCTGAGTTGGAAACCGATGAAACTTACCAGAGGTTTGTACTTAATCCACCTGAAAACTGCGTGGTACAAAAAGTCAACTGGTCAGATAACCCTTGGTTTCCTGAAACGCTGAAACTTGAGAAGGATGCGCTTAAATACCGTGATCCACAGGCTTATAACGTGGTTTGGGAAGGTTTATGCCGTCAAACAGTAGATGGTGCTATTTTTGCCAGAGAAATGCAACTGGCTGAGTTAGATGGCCGCATTACAAAGGTCAACTACGATGCAACAAAGCCCGTTCATGCTATCTTTGACCTCGGATGGTCTGATGCAACAGCAATCTGGTTTTTACAGTTTGTAGGTATGGAAACCCGCTTAATTCGCTATATTGAAGGCAATCAGCAAACCATGAGTGAGTATTTAGCCAAAATGCAAACCTTTGGCTATATGTACGACACGCTTTGGTTGCCACACGATGCTGAGAACAAGACGTTGGCCGCCAATGGCAGAAGCATTGAGGAAATTGTTAGAAATGCTGGTTACAAAACCAGAATAATCCCTAGAACGCCAATTATGGATTCAATCAATGCGGCCAGAACATTGTTTACAAACATGTGGTTTGACAGGGAAAATTGTCACGAGGGCTTGCAATGCCTACGCCATTACCGTTACGATGTTGACCCAAACACCAAGCAATTTAGCAAAACGCCTTTGCACGACAATTATTCACATGGCGCTGATGCGTTTAGGTATATTGGTCTTATGGTCAACGAGCCTAAACAAGCCAGAAAGCCTAAACCTACCGCAAATTATGGTAGCCAACACTCATGGATGAGTTAAAATGTCTCCAAATCACTTAGGGCAACATCATGGCTGATGATTACGACTCACGAATTCAGGAAGCAATAGACTTTTTAAAGTTTGCCAATGATGCAGACACAATGAACCG